AGATCGTGAAGCTAACACAATCGCGAAAGAAACACGTCGCGGTAAAGGTAACTTCATCATCTGTTCTTCAGATGTTGCAAGTGCTCTAGCAGCTTCAGGCATGTTGGATTACTCACCAGCTCTATCAACAAACTTGAATGTTGATGACACAGGCAACACATTTGCAGGTGTTATGAATGGTCGTATCCGCGTATACATCGATCCATATGCAGACACCGATTACATCAACGTAGGTTATAAGGGTACTAACCCATATGACGCAGGTGTATTCTACTGCCCATACGTACCACTAACAATGGTCCGTGCGGTTGGTGAGAACGACTTCCAGCCACGTATCGGGTTCAAAACTCGTTATGGCATGGCGTCAAACCCATTCGTTGGTGCAACTGCGGCAGACGGTCTTGCGACTGTTCGCACAAACCAATACTACCGTATCTTCCGTGTAGACAACATCTTGACATAAGTCAAGTAAAACAGGAGGGGAATCAACCCCTCCATTCTATCTCCCTTATAAACTGTGGCCCTTCGGGGCCACTTTTTTTACATACTGCTCACTTTTTTGTTTACATTTGATTTGTAATATGTTATTATAGTATTATAAGATGAAATGGAGTAATAATGAGAACTGTACACTATGTCGGAATGGATGATGCTACTTACCAACGAGCTCGTAGAGTTTGGGGTGGACCAGCATACTACCACAGATGGATGGACGATCGTGTCTGGACTGAAGTTGGTGACCAAGACGTAGTTGTTGTTGGTAATCCAAAGTACAGTCCATATGTTTGGGACGCTTCTTCGGTTCCATCTCAATACACTGATTAGGAGAAGCCTCTTCGGAGGCTTTTTTCTTATATAAATAGAATAAAGTTTTTTGGAGCAAATAATGGCAACTTTAAATCCCAGCTTGACAGTAGAGGCTAGCACTACATCTACAACTAGTTCTGGCTTAAATAATATTACTTTATTACAGCCTACAAACTTTAGTCTTACAATTGATAGAAAAACTTTCCCTAACTTACAGTTCTTTTGTCAAACTGTATTGCATCCGGCTCTAAACGTAAACCCAGTTGAAGTTCCATTTAAAAAGGTTTCTTCGGTGCCATTTGCTGGTGATAAACTAAACTTTACAGAATTGACTGTAATTATTCTTGTTGATGAAGAGATGAATGCTTATACAGAAATGTATAACTGGATGCAAAGAATTGTTCAAACAAATGAAGTATCTCCAATCAATAGACAAGAAAACCAGCCTCCAACATATTCTGATATCACACTAAATATTCTAAGTTCTCATAACAATAAGACTAGACAAATACAATATTATGATTGTATCCCCACAAGCCTTGGAGATATGACTCTAGAATCAACCAGTGGTGATAATACATTTGTAACCTTTCCGGCAACATTCAGATTCTCATCTTTTGAACTACGATAAATACTATTATATTATGAGGGTATATTATGGATCTAAAAGCGATACTTGAAGAGTGGGCAGTTGACTGTGTAATCAACGACTCTAGCCTTGATAAATCTTCACGCGAAACTCCAAAACTACATGCAAAATATCTTCAATTGCTGGCTGAAGCAAAGCTAGCAAAGAAACGTGCTGAGTTTCAGCAAAAGGTTTTATTGAAAGATAAATGGCTTTGGTATAATGGAAAGATGTCCGAAGAAAGAATCAAAGAGCTTGGATGGTCTTTTGATCCATTAGATGGTTTAAAGATTATGAAAGGCGAAATGGATTACTATTATGATAGTGATGTTGAGATTCAGAAATCAGAAGAGAAAATCCAGTACTGGAAAACTGTAATTGAAACATTGACAGAAATTGTTACTAACTTAAATTGGCGCCACCAGACAATTAGTAATATGATTCGGTGGAAACAATTTGAAGCAGGTGTTTAATGTTTAATCATGTAGACCACGGAATTACTCTTCCAAAACTAACTCGAAAAACAACTGATACAGGCCGTAAGTATTTTACGCCTGAAGGTGGATCTTATCCATCTATTACTACAGTTTTAGGTGCCTTCAATAAAAAAGGTATTATGGAATGGCGTAAAAGAGTCGGTGAAGAAGAAGCAAATAAGATTAGCCATCAGGCTGCAGTACGTGGAACCGCAGTACATAAACTAGCTGAAGATTATATTGATAATGTAGAGAATTGGGATGAGGATGTTATGCCTAACAATCTTTATTCCTTTAGCCATATTAAAAATATTATTGATACACGTCTGAATAATGTCTGGTTTCAAGAAGAGTTTTTATATAGTGATAAACTTGAGTGTGCAGGACAAGTTGACTGTATTGCTGAGTTTGATAATGAATTATCCATCATTGATTTTAAAACATCTCGTAAACCAAAGAAAGAAGAATGGATTCAAAACTATTTTATCCAAGCTTCATTTTATGCTGCAGCTTTTTTTGAAAGAACTGGTATTCCTATCAAGCAAGGCGTAATTATTATTACAGTGGATCATAGCGAACCACAAGTATTTAAAATCAATACATATGATTATCTACCAGAATTTATAAAATTAAGAAAAAAATATAGAGAATTAAAAGAGAATGGCTGATATAAAAGTCTATATGAAAGATTATAGTATGATGTATGTTGACTGTGACGCTGGTCCAGCTGCAGAACTATCAGACTATTTTTCTTTTTACGTTCCAGGATATAAGTTCATGCCAGCTTATAAGAATAAAGTATGGGACGGTAAGATACGACTTTTTAATCGCATGAACGGTGAGCTAAACGCTGGGCTATATGTGTATTTGTTAAAGTTTGCATCTGAGCGATCATATTCTGTTGACACTGTAGAGTCGGATCAATACGGATTTCCAGTTCCGGCTCATTCAGCTCCTGACTTATCTCGGTTACTTGCTGACGCAACGCTTCCATTTCAGCCTCGAGAGTATCAATACGATGCGATTGTAACAGCCCTAAAAAGAAATCGAGCAATTCTTTTATCTCCAACAGGTTCAGGGAAATCGTTTATTATTTATCTGATAATGAAATACTATATTGAGATGTTAAAAGAAACTCAGAAGATTCTTATTATTGTACCAACTACATCTCTTGTTGAGCAAATGTATTCTGACTTTGAATCATATGGAATGAATGCTGAAGCGATATGCCATAAGATCTATTCAGGTAAAGATAAAGTTACAAAGAAACCAGTGATTATTTCCACATGGCAGAGCATATATAAATATCCTAAGAAATGGTTTCAACAATTTGGTATGGTAATTGGAGATGAGTGCCACGGGTTTAAATCCAAGTCGCTTTCATCAATTATGAATAAAGCCACTGAAGCCAAGTATAGATTTGGTACCACCGGTACGCTGGATGGCACGCAGACTCACCAATTAGTTTTAGAAGGTTTGTTTGGACCAGTTTATAATGTAACTAAAACTAAAACTTTGCAAGATGATGGAACTCTTGCGCCTTTAGATATTAAAGTACTTTTGCTTAATTATTCAGAAGAAGTGAGAAAGAATTTTGGAAAAAAGACATACCAAGAAGAAATTGATTTCATTATTGGAAATGAGTCTCGTAACCGTCTCATTCGTAATCTCGCTTTGGATGCTAAAGGAAATACTCTCGTCTTATTTAATCGTGTGGACGCTCATGGAAAGCCTCTCTTTGAGATGATAAATAGTAAGGTAGAGGAAGGAAGGAAAGTCTTTTTTGTAAGTGGTGAAGTCGATACTTCTGATAGAGAAGCAATTCGACGTATTGTGGAGAAACAGAAAAATGCTATTATTGTTGCAAGTCTTGGTACCTTTAGTACTGGTATTAATATTCGGAATCTGCATAATATCATATTCGCTAGCCCAAGCAAGTCTCAAATTAAAGTTTTACAAAGTATCGGAAGAGGGCTACGCCAATCTGATGACGGAAGAATCACAACACTCTACGACGTAACAGATGATTTACATTGGAAATCTCAGAAAAATTACACGCTCTTACATGGAGCATCTCGTGTAAAGATATATGAGAAAGAACAATTTAAATATAAAATCATAAAGGTAGATATCGCATGAATCCAAAAAATGTAAATCAGTTTAAATTAGCTTCTGGTGATGAAATCATTTGTGAGGTGGTTGAATGGGATAGTGAAGAAAACGAAGGATTAATTGTTGTCCGTAACATGTTTTCAATTCATACTGTTGAAACACAGATGACGCGCATGCATGCTTTGAGACCTTATATGTGTTTTCAAATGGGATCAGAATCTTTTCAAACATTAAGCTTAGATCATATTACTGTACAGGCTTTACCTTCATTAGAAATGTTAAAGCAATATCAATCGGCAGTATCTCAAGAAGAAACAGATACTGATGAGATAAATAAAAAGATAGATGATTATATCAATCAAATGCGTGAAGCGATTAGTTCTGAAGAAGATCTAGAGATTGATGAAAATATTATCAAATTTCCTAATAAAGATAAACTACACTAATATCTACCCCCACCAAAAAGCTCTTAATTTATTATACACTATTTTTCCAGATTGTACATCCGAAAAATGAGCAAAATAAAATTATTTTTTTGTTTACAAACAACCCAATATAGTATAGAATAAAACTATTGAATGAAGGATTTATTATGTCAAAAAGAAAAAATATTCACTACGTAAATAATGCTGAGTTCTCTCAAGCTGTAGTTGACTATTGTAAATCATTACAAGAAGCCAGAGATAAAGAAGAAACTTTACCAAAAGTTCCGGACTATATTGCTTCGTGTTTTTTAAAGATTGCTGAAGGCCTTTCACATAAATCTAATTTCATTCGATATACTTACCGCGAAGAAATGGTAATGGACGCAGTTGAGAACTGTTTAAAAGCGATTGACAATTATAATATAGAAGCCGCTACACGAACAGGAAAACCAAATGCTTTCGCTTATTTTACTCAGATATCTTGGTATGCATTTCTTCGTCGTATTGAAAAAGAAAAGAAACAACAGGATCTAAAACTCAAATACTTATCTCAATCTGGCTTAGAACAATATGTTTATGGTGATGTAACTGACGTAGCCGCAAATTCCGTAATGAACTCTTTCCTTGATCAGCTAAAAGATCGTATTGATAAAATTAAAGAAAAAGACACAGAATTTAAATCATATTTAAAAGAAGAAAAAACACGCCGGAAAAAAGTAATTCGAGTTGATTCCGATTTACAAGGCTTTATTGACGATGAATAAAATTGCATATCTGAAGAGCTTACAAGAATCTCATTCTAAGCTCGACGAGCAAATTAAAGGACTTGGTCCTTATGCTCATTTGAGAATTAGTTTTTTAAAAAAACAAAAACTAATGCTGAAAGAAAAGATTGTAAAACTAGAGAATGAACTAAATGAAAATAGCAATACTGAATGATACTCATACTGGAATTCGCAATTCTTCTGACATTTTTCTTGATAATGCAGAAACATTTTACACTGATGTATTTTTTCCTTATCTTTTGGAAAACGATATTCGCCATATCATTCACCTTGGCGATTACTATGATAATCGAAAATTTATTAACTTCAGGGCTCTTAATCGGAACCGCCATCACTTTCTTAAACCATTACGAGAGTACGGCATCACGATGGACATCATTCGTGGCAACCATGACACTTATTACAAAAATACTGGTGAGCTAAATTCTTTAAAAGAATTGCTTGGCTATTATATGAATGAAGTCAATATTATCCATGAGCCTACAATTATGGAATACGGTCCTATGAAAATTGGACTCGTGCCGTGGATTGATAATGAAAACGAAAAGCAGTGTATGGATTTTCTTTCCAATGCAAAATGCGATTGGATTGGCGGCCACTTTGAAATCGCTGGTTATGAAATGATGAAAGGTATTAAGAATGAACATGGTTTAGATCGTTCTCTCTTTAAACGATTTGAAAAGGTTTTATCAGGCCACTTCCATACAAAATCAGAACAAGATAATATCATGTATCTTGGATCACAAATGGAGTTCTTCTGGAATGATGCGCATGATAGTAAACACTTTCACGTTGTTGATACAGAAACACGAGAAATTACTGCTATCCATAATCCTCATACTCTTTTCCATCGGATTTATTATGATGATTCTAAATATGATTTTAACAATTATGACTTAGATCAGGTTGAAAATAAATTTGTAAAAATAGTTGTAATAAACAAAAACGACCTGTTTACATTTGATCGTTTTGTTGATAGAATACAAAATAGGAAGATACACGAACTGAAGATTCAAGAGAACTTTGCTGAATTTATTGGACAAAACGTAGATGACGAAAGCATATCTCTTGAAGATACAAGCACTTTACTAAATTCTTATATTGATAATGTAGAAACTGAATTGGATAAAGATCGCATTAAAAAAGAAATGCATGATCTGATGATTGAGGCACAAACCTTAGAAATAGCATGATTACATTTAAGACATTACGTTGGAAAAATTTCCTTTCTACCGGAAATTCCTGGAGCTCTATCGACTTTACTGTCCATAAGACTAACTTAATTGTTGGCCACAATGGTGCTGGTAAATCTACTATGCTTGATGCATTAGCCTTTGCGCTCTTTGGTAAAGCTCATCGTAATATATCTAAGCCTCAGCTTGTTAACAGTATTAATAAAAAAGATTGCTTGGTAGAAATTAATTTTGAAGTATCAGGTTCAGAATTTAAAGTAGTACGTGGCATCAAGCCAAACAAATTTGAAATATGGAAAGATGGGACTATGATTAACCAGTCCTCTCATTCCAAAGAGTACCAGAAGATCCTCGAACAAAACATCATTAAGTTGAACCATAAGTCGTTCCACCAGATTGTTGTGCTCGGATCTTCCTCCTTCATTCCCTTCATGCAGCTCCCTGCACAGCATCGGCGTGATGTAATCGAGGATCTTCTGGACATTAATGTATTTTCTAAAATGAATAGTCTTTTAAAAGAAAAGAATAGCTTGTTGAAAGACGATTTAAAAGATATTGACTACAAGTATGAATTGGCAAAAGACAAGATTGATTTACAGAAAAAATATATTCGCGAAGTAGAGGAGTTAAGCAATGATCAGATCGAGGAAAAAGAAAACGAAATCTCCATTGCAGAAGAAACCATTTCGAGTTTACAGTTGGAAAACGTCAACTCGTCCGAAGAAATTGAAAAGCTCTCCGAAGGTCTTGACGAAAGTCTCAAAAAGAACAACGATAAGAAGCAGACGCTCCTCCATTACGGAGCAGAGTTTAATCAAAAAATCAAACAACTTGTCAAGGACTCGAAGTTTTATGAAGAAAATGATACATGCCCCACATGTTCCCAAGATATTAATTCAGACCTTCGATCGGAGAAACTCTCCACCGCCAGATCCAAAGCATCAGAGATACAGAAAGCTTTGGACGATGTCGCTGAGCAGTCAGCTACTGTGGAATCAACTCTTACACGGCTTAACGATATCTCAAATGAGATCCGAACCAAAACCGCACTTATATCTGGCAACAATCGAGAGATCGTACGGTTGCAAGGACAGATTAACAATCTCACCGCTGCCATATCAAAAATACGCGGCAATGATGGTGATGTAGCAAAATCAAAAGAAGACTTAGTAGTACTCAATACTCAAAAAGATGATTTGTTCGAAAAAAGATTGTACATTAACGAATCTTTGAATTATAATATTGTAATACTAGAAATGCTAAAAGATACTGGCATTAAAACAAAAATCATCAAACAGTATTTACCAGTTATAAATAAGCTTGTAAATCAGTACTTACAGGTACTAGATTTCTTCGTATCTTTCTATTTAGACGAAGCTTTCTCAGAAACAATTAAATCACGACACAGAGATGCTTTCTCTTATGATTCGTTTTCTGAAGGTGAAAAGCAACGTATTGATTTGGCTCTGCTATTTACATGGCGCCAGATTGCAAAGATGAAGAACTCGGTTTCAACAAACTTATTAATCTTGGATGAAACGTTTGATTCATCTCTGGACTATGATGGCGTGGATAACCTAATGAAAATTATTCATACACTTGATGACGGTACAAACGTATTCGTAATATCGCATAAAGGTGAAATGCTTGATGGTAAATTTGCAAACAAGATCGAAGTTTACAAAGAAAAGAATTTTAGTAAAATTAAGTGAAGGAGCTAAATAATGGAAATCAGCGCTAGCACAGTTAGTGTTCTCAAAAACTTTGCGGGGATCAATAGTAATATTGTAATCAAACCTGGAAACAAAATCATGACTATTTCAGAAGCTAAGAATATCTTGGCCGAAGCTGAAGTACCAGAAAAATTTGATACCGTTGTTGGCATTTATGATTTACAAGAGTTCCTAAATGTGTTAGGATTAGTAGATAAGCCAACAGTACGTTTTGAAGATCAATACATGAACATTAACAGCCAGTCTGGTCGTGAGCTTGTAAAGTATTACTATGCAGATACAGAAATGCTTACAACACCAACTAAACCTATTACCATGCCTGAAGAAGACGTATGGTTTACCTTGGACGAGAATACCCTCGCAGGGTTACGTAGAGCCTCCGCAGTGTTCGGACATGGCCAACTCGCCATTGAACCCTCAAATGGTACGATTAAGTTATCTGTGGTTGATCCAGACAATGCAACCGCAAATGAATATTCAATTGAAGTGGATGGAGGATATAAACAGGAATCATTTAAATTCATTCTAAATATTTCAAACTTACGTATGGTACAAGATACCTATGACGTAAAGATTTCGTCGAAACTAATTTCGCAATTTAAGGGTCAAGACTCCGATGTAGTTTATTGGGTCGCCCTAGAAAAGTCATCAACATATGGAGAATAACATGGCTAAAGAAGATGAAGTAAAACTTGCACATGAATCACACGCACCAGTATACGATCTATCAAATCGTGTGTGTCGTTCAACTGTGGCAGTGATTGATACAATGGTACAACGTGGTGCTGTAAAAGGTGAAGAGCTTTCTACACTTGGCCAACTACGTGATCAAGCAGTTCAGCTAATTCAAATGGCTGAAACATATCAACAGGACCAAGCTGCAGAAGCATAATTGTAAATGAACTTACCTATTAAGCTACATGATAATGGCTGGACTGTCATTGTTGATGAAGATATTAATAAACTAACGAAAGACCAAATTATTCAGGTCTTTCGTTTAGTAGTTACTAATATGGTTGTTGTATTTAAGAAACAATCTATGACTCCTGAACAAGAAGTCAACTTCTGTAAAGTAGCTGGTACACTGCAGTATTATCCTCCTGACGACGATAGGGCTAAGCATATTGCGGTTGGTAATCATATTCTAAGAGTTACTGGAGAAAAAAATGCTGAATGCGAACCAGGTTTATTTGGTCACGTATCAGCTTTAGATTGGCATGCTAATCAGTGCAGTAATAAGAATCGAGATCCTCTTATTTGGTTATACGGCGTAAAAGGCACCAAAGGAAGTCGTACAAGTTGGATCAACATGATCAAAGCGTATGAAGACCTATCAGAAGATGATAAAGAATATATCAACGATTTTCAAATATACTGTGGTTATGAACCAGGAAAATATAGTCCTAGTACCTTTTTTCACACACATGTAAATAAACAAAACTTGTTTAACTTAGTGATGGAAAATAAAGAAGGTCAAAAAGGACTATATTTTCCTTTTTTCCAAACATATGGTATTTACAATATCTCTGAAATGGAATATAATTATGTATGGCAATTGCTATATGACCACGTGCTTAATGAGAAATATATCTATCATCATGATTGGGATGATGGCGATGTTGTGATTAGTGAGCAATGGTTGAGTGTACATAAGCGATGGGAATTTAAAGAAATGCAAAGTAGAGTTCTTCATCGTATTGCTTTTAATTACGATAAAATATATGATTGATGGATGGCATAGTTGTAGACATATATGGAGAGTTTTTCCAGACAAAGACTCGTTTATATATGTAAATGATGCCATCCCTTTTTTAAAAACACCTAAACTACTTCAGTTTGATGACATTGCTTGGAAAGGTATGAATATGCCTTTGATTAAATATGGAGATAGATACATAAATGCTGATATCAGCTTTCCAGGTATTGTAGTTGAAGATGGTCCGAATCCATTTGATAAAAAATATCGTATGATTGATGGTAGTCATAGGATGGCTAAAATGCAATATGAAGGCATGACTGAATCTTTTTTTCATGTTATTAACACTGAACAGTTCTATTCGTTATTACGGGATACTACATTATGAACGACTTTTTATGGGTTGAGAAATATCGACCAAAGACTATTGAAGAAACAATACTGCCAAAAAAACTCAAACAAACATTTCAACAAATTGTTGACAAAGGCGAAATGCCTAATATGCTATTTACTGGCACAGCTGGTCTCGGTAAGACTACTGTGGCCAAAGCATTATGCAATGAACTCGATCTAGACTATATTCTAATCAATGGATCTGAAGAAGGCAACATTGATACTCTTCGTGGTAAGATTAAACAATTTGCTTCTAGTGTATCTCTATCTGGCGGATATAAAGTAGTCATCCTTGACGAGGCTGATTATCTTAATCCACAATCTACACAACCAGCTCTCCGTGGTTTTATTGAAGAGTTTAGTAATAACTGTAGATTTATCTTAACCTGTAACTTTAAGAATCGTATTATTGAGCCATTACATTCTCGCTGTGGCGTCTATGAATTTAATACAACAAAGAAAGATTTAGCTGATTTAGCCGGTCAATTTTTTAAGCGTTTCGTATATATACTAGATCAAGAAAGTGTGGAGTACGATCAGAAGTCTGTCGCAGATCTCATTATGAAACATGCCCCTGATTGGCGGAGAGTATTAAATGAAGGACAACGTGGGAGTATTAGTGGTAATGGTATTGTTAATAATGATACTGGTCCTAGTGATATGGGCTTTAATGATCTCGCCCAGCATTTAAAAGTAAAAGACTTTAAGAAAATGCGTAGTTGGATTGTAAATCATATGGATATGGATACAACTGCTATCTTTCGAGGTTTATATGACAATATGAATGAACTAGTTCAAAACCAAAGTATTCCACAGCTAGTTTTGATTCTGGCTGACTATCAATACAAAGATGCCTTTGTAGCAGACCATGAATTAAATTTAGTAGCATGTATGACAGAAATCATGGCACAGGTACACTTTAAATGAAACTTATCATGAACAGCCTGAGTTGGAATGCAAAAATAAAATTTTGGCAAGGCCTTGCTTTTTTTGGTGGTCCTTTAGTCATTATATTTAATTTTAATTTAGAATATTTATTTTATGCATGGCTATATTCATGGATCGTAGTTCATTTAGGTATTAGTGTTGTTATGCATAGAGGTTTTGCTCATAGATCATGGGTACCTAAAAATAATTTCATTAATATCATTTGCCATATTTTATCTACAATAAATGTAGTTGGTTCTGCAATTACATGGTGTGGAACTCATAGAATACATCATAGACATTCTGACACTGAATTAGATCCACATAAAATTAAAGATACTGGATTAATTACAAAAATTAAATATTGGTTTAATTACTTCCCATCTCATAATGTTCCACTCAATGTAGTCCGTGATTTAACTAAAGATCCATATCATAGATTTTTCCACAGACATTATTTTAAAATATTAATAGTATATCAAATCATTTTATTGTCTATTAGTTTTGATGTTTATTTGTATGGATTCATAGTCGCCACGATGTTTAGTTTACATACGATTTCATGGATTACAGTTGGTGCACATATTTTTGGAAATAAAACTGAGCATACTAGCGATGAATCACGTAACACTTTAATTATGGGCTATTACATGTGGGGTGAAGGTTGGCATAATAATCATCACAAAAAACCGTGGTCTTACGAATTTGGTTGGAATGCAAAACAATTAGATATTGGAAAACACATTATTAAATTAATAGCAAAACCTGAGTCATTGAAAAGTGCTTGAAGTTAAATTATATGATAATAGCCAAAAAGAGTTTTTAGAAGAGTTTTGTGCTCAAATGAAAAATGATGGTTTTATGCCTTGGTCATCTTTAGAAAGATTAAGAGTAAATAAAACGACTTATTTTGTTGTATATCATAAAGATAAAATAATAGCTATTAATGGAACATATAAAGATAATGACGACACATGGTTTCCATGCACTCGTACAGGTTGTTTAAAAAAGTATAGAAACTATTTAGTACCAACAAAAACTTTTGCAAGTACAACCATACCTATTAAGCTTTTGTGGTTACCTTGTTTACAATACGCGTTAGATAGAGGAGCTCAAAAATTAGTAGCTCATTTAAATTTTAAAAATTCAAATACTGGTTCATCGCAATATTATAGTAAAAAAACAGAAAGATTAATAAAATTAGGTTTAATTGAATATGATGGTATAGAAAAAATAAATGGTATATACCAAGATAAATTTATTTTATTGATGCCTTCATTTAAAAACTGGTTGCAACAATTAAATGATGAGCCAATTACTATAAGAAAACACTCTCCTACTTAAAAAGGAATTAAATTTATGTCAGTAAATTCAATAATTCTATATACACAACCAAACTGTCCATATTGTGATATGATGAAAGAAATGCTAGATAAAACTAGTTTTACGTATTATACAATTAATATTAAAGAAAACCCTGAAGCTCTTCAATTCATGAAAGAACAAGGGCATAAGACTGTTCCTCAACTATATTTTAAAGATATTCATATCAATAAAATGCCCACACAAGAGTATACATCCGAAGAATTGTATGGTATAATAGCTGATGTAATGGACCAACAAGATTGGCCGTGGAGCGATAGCGGCATTGAACAAGGAATTTAAATGACTCCGGCTGATAATATTTTATATTTTAATGATGATATTGATATTAGAATTTGTTTAAAAAATGGATATACTACATTAAGAACGGCTTGGCTATCATGCCATCATATGGAATATTATACGGGTCGATCTGAATCACATGTTCCAATCGGTGCGCCTGCAAGATACGAATTGGCAATGAAATACCAGGATATTTGGGATCAGCCATTTCGTAGAGGTTCTTACAGAATAGCAGTAAAACGTGATCCTATTCAAAGATTTATTTCAACAGTATCTTATCTTAACAATGTAAAATTAGAACCTAGATATACTGAGGATAAAAAACCATATATCGATCTTACTAATGTTAACAAAGATGATATTGATTCGGTGTTAGACGCGTTTGACAATCAAACATTAAAAGATGAGCATTTCTTTTCACAAAGCTATTTTATGGGTCAACCTAACGATTACGATAAAGTTTATGATATAACTGAACTACCTGAATTGCTATCATGGATGACTACAAAATGTAAACCTAAAAAACCAATTGAAAAACTTTGGGAGAATAAAACAAAAGATACTTCAGCTAGAATTGAATTAACTGATAAACAAAAAATGCGTGTAATAAAATTGTACGCTAAAGACTATGCTAATGGATGGTATTAATGAGCCCCTTTGATTATGTAAATAGTATTAATGATACAAAAGAAGATATTATGGTAGATGATATCGCCGAAAAGAAATATCTACCATTCACTATAAATCGCTCACTTTCTTATTTTAACGATACTGTTGGATTAGCAAATGTCATGAATCAGTATCACCACCTCGACCACAAACTGCAATATCACTTTCTTATAAATATAATTCGTAAACGTAAAAGATTTTCGAAATGGATGAAACCAACAACTGAGAGTGATATTGAAGTGGTGAAAGAATACTATGGATATAGCAATGAGAAAGCTAGACAAGTATTGCCTCTTCTGTCACCTGAAAAAATAACTATAATAAAACAGAAGGTGAGTAAAGGTGGAAGAAAGTAATGTAATTCAGTGGAGTCCAACAGACATGTTGGAAGTCACGCTAAATGAACCAGACGATTTTTTAAAAGTAAGAGAAACTTTAACACGTATTGGTGTAGCTTCTCGTAAAGATAAAAAACTTTTCCAATCATGCCATATCCTACATAAACAAGGCCGGTACTTTATTGTACATTTTAAAGAGCTGTTTATGCTAGACGGTAAAAAAGCAAATTTAGAAGAAACAGATATTCAAAGACGTAATACAATCGCTACGCTTATGAGTGATTGGGGATTAGTAGAGATTCAAGATCAAACCAAAGCTTCAAATTGTGCTCCATTAAGATTGATTAAAATCTTACCATACAAAGATAAGAATAATTGGGAGCTTTGTCCAAAGTATAATATTGGAAATAAGTAATGCTTCCAGAAGGTTTATTGGAATCAATTCAAAACAAAAAAGCTTTTCATGGCAGGCTAGATCTGCCTGAAAGCGCCTATCCACGATGGGATCAGTTAGTACCATATTTCGACCAATCTTTTTTAAATGGAAATCGAAGAGCTAGAGATCCACATAAGATTTTCGTAAATGTTGGTGATAATGATTTTCCAATTGTAAGATCTGTAAAGACTGAACTAGGAAAGCTTCTAAGTAGAACTGGATTATCATGTCATTGCTATGCTGGATTTAGTCCTAATGCTATTGCCTCTCCACCACACAACGACGGAATGGAAGTTTTCTTTGTAATGATTCAAGGATCCATGCCTTGGAAGATATTCGAAAATGGTTGTGACTATTCTGATGAAACGCAAACTTATACATCTAAATCTACATTCTCAAGACGTTTAGTTCAAGGAGATTTTGTATATGTTCCAACTGGTGTTTATCATGTAGCTTTACCAGATAGTTCTAGAGTTGGATTTTCTTTCGGCTGGTAGAACTTTTTTTCATAGCGGCTATTTACTTTTGGCATAGCTGATACTATATAAATAATAATGTAATGCGGAATGGTCCGGTTACATTTTCATTCTTGCTTGTAAAAAGGAGAAAACTATGACAGGCGTACAATCACTATTCCCACGTTCATCTTTTGTTGGATTTGACCATCTACTCAGTGAACTGGATTATGTAGCAAAACATTCATCAGATAACTATCCCCCACATAATATTCTAAAGACAGGTGATCATGATTACCTTATTGAATTGGCTGTGGCTGGATTTAGTAAGGACGAACTTAACATTGAAGTTAAGGATCGTACACTTACTGTGACAGGTGAACATGTGAGTAAAGGTCGCGAGTACATTCACCGTGGTATTTCCACTAAGAAGTTCAAACGCACCTTTAGGCTGTCCGAACACGTAAAAGTAAACGGAGCAGACTTAGTAGACGGAGTATTGTCAGTAGAACTGAAATATGAAGTCCCGGAAGAACTGCGTCCTCGTAAAATCGAAATCGGTCATTACGAGGAAATAACAAATGACACACATTCAAACAGTAAGCAATTACTTACAGAGTCCGATTGAGGGCTTATTCGACCTATTCAAATCATTCATGAAAATGCGTGAGGAGAATGCAAAAATTCGTGCAACGATCAAAGAGCTGAACAAGCTATCAGACAGAGAGTTGAACGATATTGGAATCGCACGAGGCGATATCTATTCAGTAGCACACGACGATCCTTCACTTCGTCGTTCTGCAGCAAACACAAACTCTAATCTAAAGGGGTGGGTGTAATGGCTTTTTATACTGAAACAGTAGTTATTGATCATCGTTCGTACTTCCAAAAACTTTGGGCTGGTTTTAAAAACTGGTGTGAAGTAGTTGGATATAGCAGAGCAGCTGCGCACTTAGCATCTCAAGGATACTATGAGGAAGCTAAGAATTGCATGGAGCAGATTGCAAAGCTGAAAAGCTAATAGAAGAATCTTAGCAGAGGGGCTGTAATGGCCCCTTCGATCACAACACAGACACAGGAGAATATTATGTCTAATCCTTATCAAATTCGTACTGACGTTCTAGCAATGGCAAAAGATATGCTAGACAAACAATACGATACGCAAATGAAAGTTGCGCAGACTATGTTCGAAGCAAATAAAGAGAACATGGAACTGGCGACCGAAGCATGGAATAAATACATCCCTAAAATGTATACTATGGAAGAAGTGATGGAAAAAGCCAACGAAATGTACTCATTCATTTCAGAAAAAAAATAAATTTAGGGGGTTTACAAACCCCCTTTTTTATGTTAGAATAACCTCAACACTGGAGGTTTTATGGCATTCTATACATCAGTAAACCGTTATGGTAATTCTATCTTGTATCGTGGATACAGCGACAACGGTTCACCAATTACAACTAAATACAAATTTGCTCCTACACTATACTTACCTGTCAAAGAAGAATCAAACACTAAATCTCTCTTCGGGCACAATCTCAAAACTGTCAAGTTTGATAGTATGCGTGAAGCAAAAGACTTTATTGAAATGTACAAAGACACTGACAACTTCAGTATCTTTGGTACCACTAACTATATCCATCAGTTTATTACTGAGAAGTTTCCTAAGGACATTCAATTTAATATCAAAGATGTGAATGTAGTAAACTTTGATATTGAGGTGGCTTCTGACGATGGATTTCCTACACCGGAAGAAGCTGCATATCCAATTATCTCTATTGCTCTAAAATCAAGTAAATCTTCTGTATATCAGGTCTGGGGTCTAGACTCTTATGATCCTGAGAAATCAGAAGTAGATATGCGTGGCGATCTTATTCAATATCATCAATGTGAAACAGAACAAGAACTATTAACTAAGTTTCTTGCTTATTGGATGAAGAACTATCCAGATGTAATTACTGGTTGGAACTGTCGTTTCTTTGATATTCCATATGTGGTGAACCGTATTTCTTTAATTGGTTCTGAAACTGCAGCCAAGCGTCTTTCTCCTTGGGGTATGGTAAATGAACGTAATGTAAAGTCAATGAACCGTGAGCTACCAGCATATGAAATTGTTGGTATTCAACAGGCGGATTATCTAGAGCTATTTAAGAAGTTTGGTTATTCTTATGGCGCTCAAGAATCCTATAAACTAGATCATATTGGTTATGTTGTACTTGGTGAACGTAAACTATCGTATGATGAACATGGTAATCTCTATACTCTGTATAAAGAAGACCACCAAAAGTTTATTGACTATAATATCAAAGACGTTCAACTCGTAGATCGTATTGACCAAAAGATGGGATTGATCTCATTGGCTTTGACTATGGCATACAAAGGCGGCGTCAATGTTGGTGATACCTTTGGCACTACGAATATTTGGGAATCAATTATCTATCGCCGGTTGTTAAGCAAAAAGATTATTTCACCTGTAAAACAAATTGATAAAGTTCCGTATGCTGTGGTTGGTAATCCAGAATCTGAACGTAAGTCAATTGCCGGTGGTTATGTAAAAGATCCACATGTTGGTGCTCATGATTGGGTAGTATCTTTCGACTTGAACTCTCTATATCCTAATATTATTGTTCAACAGAATATTTCACCAGAGACTCTATGTAAAGATTACACCATACGCTTTCCACAAGGCGTAGATTATTATCTTTTCGACCATGATCGAACAAGGCAAGTTGATGATACATACGCTCTCGCCTCATCTGGTGTGCCCTTTGACCGGTCTAAGCAGGGCATTATCCCTGAATTGATTGTGGACTACTATGCAGAACGGAAAACCATTAAACGCCAAATGCTTGATGCTCAGTCCGAATATGAGAAGACAAAAGACAAATCTCTAGAGTCAAAGATTAATCAGCTTGAAAATAATCAGATGGCTATTAAGATCCTACTCAATAGTTTATATGGCGCATTGGCGAATAAGTACTTCAAGTATTTCGATAATGCTTTGGCTGAATCGGTTACCTTGACTGGCCAGACTGTGATTCGTTGGGCAGAAAAAGCTATCAATGAAGAAATGAATAAGTTGCTTTCATCTGACAAAGACTATGTCATTGCAATTGATACTGACTCTGTTTATATTAACATGGGTCCATTGGTTCAGAAGTTTAATCCAAACGATCCTGTAAAGTTCTTAGATAAAATCTGTCAAGACCATTTTGAAAAAGTATTAGCAAAAGCATACGATGAATTCTATCATGTAATGAATGGTTACACTCCTCGTATGGAAATGGCTCGTGAAGTCATTGCTGATCGTGGCATCTGGACAGCAAAGAAACGATACATTCTGAACGTACATAACTCTGAAGGCGTACAGTATGCTGAGCCAAAACTCAAGATGATGGGCATTGAAGCTATCAAGTCTTCTACACCTGAAGTGGTACGTGATAAGTTCAAAGAAATATTTAAAGTAATTATCAATGGTACTGAATCAGACACACAGAAATTTATTTCTAATTTCAAGTCTGAATTTAGTAAGCTTCCACCTGAAGCTATAGCATTTCCACGTGGTGTTTCTGAAGTTGACAAATGGAAAGATCGTAAAGATATCTATAGTAAAGGTACGCCGATTCATGTCCGTGGTTCTTTGTTATACAACTACTATTTGAAACAAAACAATTTAGAAAAAAAGTATGAATCAATAAAGAACGGTGAAAAGATTAAATTTGTTTATCTTAAAGTGCCTAATGTTATCAAAGAAAACGTTGTTTCATTTCCAGGTGTCTTACCAAAAGAATTTGATTTACATACATATATAGATTATAATTTGATGTTTGAAAAAACATTTATTGAACCACTGCGACCGGTTCTTGATGCTGTTGAATGGAGCCCAGAACCTAAAGCCACATTGGAGGATTTTTTTGTTTGAACAAGTTACCATATTCCGTCTTTATTGGGCGTGCGAGGGGGTTCGGTGGGTCCCTCCCACCTTCTGAAGAGATAGCAGATATGTTTACATATCTACAAGAAAACTATGAACCCAAACGTATACTGGAGTTTGGGTTTAACTTCGGGCATTCAGCCACATGGTTTTTAAGAGCCTTTCCCGATGTAATATTTAAGTCATATGATCCTAAAGAGAGAACTGTAGGCGAAGAAAAGATTTGGCGCCAGTTTGCAAAACATTATAAATCTAGATTTAAGTTTCAAGCTGGGTTCTCTGCGGAAGCTAGACGAAGAGAAGACCCAGGTATCTACGACATGATCTTTATTGATGGAGGTCACACGTTTGGTGCAGTGTATGATGACATTGAGACTGCGCTCATGTTAAAGATTCCTATCCTTTTAATTGATAACATGGAACTCGAACCACAACAAAAAGCTGTAAATGCTTGGAGTCAAAATCTACAGTTTACAAAACAATTCAAATATGTTACAATTAATACTGATGGAAATATTTATGAAAGATATGTGAATTTATATAATGTACTCTCTTACGATATTCAAAAGTAGATATGATAACAAAACTCATAGGCGGCTTGACTTTGGCAGTTGGGCTGCCTTTGAAAGTTTCATATATAAATTATCAGAACGACAATTGAAGGGAAAACTTGATGCTGAACTTATATCACCAGCTACTTATTTACCTAATACGACTAGAGCAAACAAGAATGTTGTTACTTGGGGATCTTGGTGCGCTGTTGACGTTGACGATCATGAATTTGCAGGTAACCTAGAAAGCGAACTCAAGTCGCGTTATGGCGAACATACCTTTGTATGTTATAGTACTGCAAGTAGTACAGATGAAACTCCAAAGTTTCGGTTAGTCTTTCCATTAACTGAACCAATTGCATCTGATCGTATTAAACATTTCTGGTTTGCTTTAAACTCTGAACTAGAATCAATTGGAGATAAACAAACAAAAGACTTATCTCGTATGTATTATGTACCAGCTAATTATGATGGTGCGAATAACTTTGTATTCTCAAATAAAGATGGTAAGCATATAGAACCAGATGCTCTTATGGCTAAATGGGAATACAACGAGAAGCAAAACAGCAAAGACTTTCTTGACAGATTACCAGATGCTTGGAAAGAACAGATAATTGAGTACCGTAAAACCAAGCTAAATAATACTGATTACGTTTGGTCTGGTTACAGAGATTGTCCATTTTGGCCAAAGAACTTAGCGGCTGAATATATCTCAATATCAAATACTGGTTGGTATAGTCAAATGTATCGTATTATGATAGCCATTGCTGGTAAAGCTGTAGAACGTGGTTATCCTATTACGGCTCAACAAATAGTACAACTATGTCAAGAGTTTGATAGAGAAACTGGTAATTGGTATGAGAATAGACCAATGGAAACAGAAGCGAATAATGCATTAGAATATGCATATAAGCATGGAGTGATACAGTGAATGAGTTTAAAATTGGCATATTTAATCTTTTAAAAAAAATAATAGGTGGTAGTAGCGTTACACTGGCTGTAATTTATACGTTGGGCCATATTATAATTGCCATGACTTGTAATTATTTAATTACTGGTGCTAGATTAGATTTAGCAGCTGTTGATGCATTAATAGAACCTATTATAAACGGTTTTTGGTTTTATGCTTTACATAAGATTTGGAAAGGATTTCAGAATGAAAGCAGGTAAGGTTTGGGGCACCACCGAACTAATTGAAGCGAATGGTGCATTGGAATTTCATCGTATTGAGATGGAAAAGGGTGGTGTATGTTCAAAGCACCTTCATCGTTATAAATGGAATGGCTTCTACGTAGAAGAAGGTCAGATGCTGGTTCGCACATGGCAACGAGATTATGACTTGGTTGATGAGACTATTTTAAATCCAGGTGACTATCATAAAGTTAAACCTGGTCTATATCATCAGTTTGAGTGTCTCGAATCTGGTATTGCGTATGAGCTATACTGGGCTGAGTTTAACCATAACGATATTGTTCGAGAGACTGTAGGACATGCAGGGAATTAAATATATCTTTGATATAGATGGTACACTTACACCATCACGTGGAACTATGGATCCGAATTTCAAATCTTGGTTCTTAGACTTTATGAAATATAATACAGTTTACTTTGTAACTGGTAGTGATAAGAAAAAAACTTTAGAACAAGTTGGAACAAGGGTTTACAACGAAGCAAAACTGGTGTATAATTGTTCTGGTAATGATGTTTGGAAAGGCGATAAAAATATCCGATCTGGCATCTTTCACTTACCGCCCGAACTAGAAGAAGATTTGAATAATATTCTAAATGATTCTAAGTTCTATAGAAAGACTGGATTGCATATTGATACGCGCCCTGGTCTTGTTAACTTTAGTATTGTTGGTCGTAATTGCAACCTTGAAGATCGTGTTATGTATAAACAATGGGATGAACATAAAAACGAAAGACGAGAAATTGCAGAAGTCTTGTCTGAGAAATATCCATCACTTCGCTTTGACGTGGCTGGAGAAACAGGCATAGATATTACGCCAGCTGGTTCTGATAAATCTCAGATCTTAGTAGATTTTGAAGACATTAAAGACATTATGTTCTTTGGCGATAAAATGGAACCCGGTGGTAATGATTACACATTATCTCTAGCAGTATCACGAGGTGGTGGCGTAATCCATCAAGTAAAAAATTGGGAAGGTACATGGAAAATTCTAAAAGAGTTGTAGGATTTACTGCATCTACATTTGATTTATTACATGCAGGACATATTGCAATGTTACGTGAAGCAAAATCAATGTGTGATTATTTGATTTGTGGTTTGCAGGTAGATCCATCAATGGACAGACCAGAAAAGAATGCGCCAGTTCAAACACTGGTAGAAAGGTGGACACAACTACAAGCAGTCAAATATGTGGATGAAATTATTCCGTACCAGACCGAAAAAGATCTAGAAGATATTCTTGAGCTATTCCATATGGATTATAAAATCATGGGTCAAGAATATAAAGACAAAGATTTTACTGGTAAAGAAATTTGCCGCCGCCGTGGCATTCAATTATATTTTAATAAACGTGACCACCGATTTAGCTCTAGTGGTCTCAGAGAAAGAGTTCATAATATACAAATGATGAAGGAACTAGAAGATGGCTGAAATTGAATATCAACCAAAACGTAAACAAGAAAACTTGAAGATTGGCATTGTTGGCCACGGCTTTGTTGGTAAAGCTGTTGACTATGCTTTCTCTACAGACAACGTAGAGAAATTTATTGTCGATCCACTTTATAATACGACTCTTGCAGACCTTGCAGAGTTTCAACCACAAATTACTTTTATTTGTGCTCCTACACCAAGTCGTGATGATGGTAGTGTAGATACATCTATTGTAGATGAAGCAGTAATGAAATTGATTAATACTACACAATCTTTTATTGCAATTAAATCTACCATTACACCAGATGCTGCAGAACGTCTTACACGTTTTGATAGCCGTGTGGTTTATAATCCAGAGTTCTTGACTGAAGCAAATCCAAAGATGGATTTTGTAAATCAACAATTTAATGTTATGGGTGTCACTGACCAAGGTGCTGGACAATACCTTGAAGGAATTTATAACGCATTTAGTTTGTGCAATCCTGCTCAAAGTATTATGATGAGTCCAGTAGAAGCATCTCTATTTAAATATTCAGTAAACACTTATTTGGCTACAAAGGTAACGTTCTTTAACCAATTGAAACAAATCTGTGACGACTATGGCGCAAACTTTAATATGCTATCACGGACATTACCAATTGATCACCGTATTGGCCATTCACATATGAAAATTCCTGGACCAGATGGTAAAGCTGGATTTGGTGGATCATGTTTCCCTAAAGATCTTAATGCATTTATTAAGTTTGCAGAAAAAGAAACATCAGTGAATCCAACAATTTGGAAAGAAGTCCGCAAAGTAAACAATGAAATTCGTTCACAGTATGAACTAAGCGATCGGGAGAAAGCACAAAATGTCAATTATGGACAAACTAAAGAAGAACAGCAAGATCAAGACAACGGAAGTTCTGAGTCAGAGTAAGTTCTTTACAGAAAAAGATATGATTTCAACAGATGTGCCAATGATTAATGTGGCACTCTCTGGATCTATTGATGGTGGACTAGCTCCAGGTATGACAGTACTTGCTGGTCCATCCAAACATTTTAAAACTTCTTTTGCTTTGCTTATGGCTGGTGCTTATATGAACAAGTATCCAGATGCTGTAATGCTATTCTACGATTCAGAATTTGGTTCGCCTCAGGCTTACTTTGAACAATTTGATATTGATGCTGAACGAGTATTGCATACTCCTATTGCAAACGTAGAAGAACTTAAATTTGATTTAATTGCTCAGCTCGAAGGTCTAGAACGTGGAGATCGAGTCATTGTAGTAATTGACTCTATTGGTAACTTGGCTTCAAAGAAAGAACTTGAAGATGCTATCAATGAGAAATCAGTTGCAGATATGTCTCGAGCAAAAGCATTAAAAGGCTTGTTCCGTATGTGTACGCCATATCTAACGATGAAAGACATTCCATTGTTGGCTATTAACCACACATATATGGAAATTGGCCTATTCCCTAAAGCCGTTGTTGGTGGTGGTACAGGCATTTATTATTCAGCCGACAACATTTGGATTCTTGGTAGACAACAAGATAAAAAAGGTACTGAGATCCAAGGCTATCATTTTGTTATTAATGTTGAGAAAAGCAGATATGTTAAAGAAAAGTCTAAGATTCCTATTACTGTTTCCTGGGACGGTGGTGTTCGCAGTTATTCTGGCCTTCTTGACGTGGCTCTTGCTGGTGGGTACGTTATTAAGCCTTCCAATGGCTGGTATGCAGCGGTGGATATGGAAACTGGTGAGATCGGTAGCAAAGTTAGGTATGATCAAACTCTAGAGAAAGAGTTCTGGGATCCTATCTTTAACGACACCGACTTTAAAGAGTTTGTCAAGAAACAATATACTATTGGATACAAAGATCAAGTATCAATGGATGAGATTGTAGAGTAATGAAAGAGAATAAAGATTATGAATTAACACCAGGAAATTACGATCATTGGAATATTCGGATATTGACTGGTGAATATGTTGAAACGGTATTTAATTTTGGAGCTATTAAAGTATCTGATGATGGCGAAAGTCTGAACTATAGTAGTGAAATTATATCACACCAATTTGGAGAAGACTGGAATCCAGACTCAGATCTAGGTTGGCATGAAACAACCGGGAATATACTTTTAGACATTCTAGAGCAAAATATGCAGAGATTAGAAAATGAAGATACTGATAATGGGTCTACCGGGGAGCGGTAAAACTTGGTTGGCTACTAGACTACAAGAACATTTAGATTGCGCTTGGTTTAATGCAGATGAAATGCGGTCAATGGCAAATGATTGGGAGTTTAGCGAAGATGCTAGAATTCGCCAAGCAAGGCGTATGACTAATATCGCAGATTACGAGAAAGGTTGTGGCCGTACAGTAATCTGCGATTTTGTTTGTCCTACTGAATTGACACGTTTTATCTATGATGCAGACATTACAATTTGGATGGATACTATTAAAGCAAGTCTTTTTAAAGATACCAATAAAATGTTTGAACCACCTACTGACTTTGACTATATTATAGAAGAGTTTATGGATGATGAACAAATTAAATTATTAGCAAGCAGGATAAAAGAAACGTATGGCATTTGATTACAAAAAACCTACAGTTCAAATGTTAGGCCGTTGGCAACCTTGGCACGATGGACATACTGAACTCTTTAAAAAAGCTCTAGCGAAAACTGGTCAAGTTGTAATTATGTGCCGTGACGTTGCTGGTGTAGATGCTGGAATGGGTAATGATGATAACCCATTTTATTTCAATACCGTACGGACAAATATTGAAGATAAATTACTTGAAGCTGGGTTTACTTACGGTGAAAACTATGTTATAATAGTTGTACCAAACATTGTAGACATTAGTTATGGTCGAGATGTTGGCTATACATTTACTCAACACGATCTTGGCAAAGATGTGCATGATATATCTGCTACTAAGATCCGAGCTCAAATGAGGAAAGATGGAAGACTATAATTTAAAATATAGAGGTGATAAACCTATTCAAGGCGTTTTTGGTGGTAAACCATTTCATAATTTTAATGTTGACGCTGATTTAGAACGAATAGATGAAGAAGTTTGTCGAGCTATGGCTACAAGCAACTTAGACTTTCTTCCAAACGTATATGGAGAAAAACCACCTGATTTTAAAGAAGACGGTGATTTACCTTTAGAAGATCCTAGAATGCCTAAAATTTCTGGTTTAAGCAACCAAGAGACTAGAAAATTTAGATACTTTAGAAGACAGATTGACGTCCCTTGGACTTTTGCTATTTCTCTTAAACCAAATAGATATGGAAATAGAGATGAAGATTTGAGACCTTGGTCGTCTGTAGCAAAAAAGACACCATATACTAAGCATGTAATAGAAAATAAAATGGGTTTCTCTACTATTGGTAGAGTAATGATATTTGCTTCATGGGGTGGATCTTCTGTTCCAATTCATGTTGATGAGGTTTATCATAAACAGGTAACGTTCATAAACTTTAATCCTGGACATTCTAGACCTGTTTATGTGTGGGATCCTATTTCAAAGAAAAAGATTTATAAACCAGAAGAATATAAGTTCTACACATTTAACACAATGGATTATCATGGCGTAGATGCAGTTCCATTTTTTACTTACACTATTAGAGTTGACGGAGTACTATGAGCAACGTAGAACAAGTTATATTAAGAAATATTCTGACTAACGAATCTTATATGCGTAAGGTTCTTCCGTTTATTAAACCAGAATACTTTCAAGGTGTGTACCATCAGTTATTTAAAGAGGTTGGTAAATTTGTTGGTAAGTATAACAAGCTTCCAAACATTGATGCATTTAAAATTGAAATTGATCAGAGTAATAAGTTTACTGATGAACAATACGCTCATGCAATGGAAATCTTACCAAACATTTTTGTTGGTGAGAAGCTAGATGATAAATGGTTAGAAGATACTACTGAGAAATGGTGTCAGGATAGAGCAATTCATAATGCTATTATGGAATCAATTTCTATTATTGATGGTAAACATAAGTCATTAACGAAGAATGCTCTACCAGATCTCTTATCAAAAGCTCTTGGCGTATCCTTT